CTGTCTGCTCAAGTCGGCCTGACTTTGACAGTACTTTGACGGATGCCCACTTATGGCCGCACTCAGAGACGAGGTGAAAGCCTTTGTCGTACAGGCTCTCGCCTGCTTTGACACGCCATCGCAAGTGGTGGCGTCCGTCAAAGAAAGATTCGGGCTCGAAGTGACCCGCCAGCAGTGCGAGGCATACGACCCAACCAAGTACGTTGGACGCAACCTGCACGTGAAGTGGCAGACGCTGTTCAACGATACCCGAAAGAGGTTCCGCGAAGAGACGGCAGAGATCCCGATCGCCAACCGAGCGTATCGACTTCGCACTCTGGGACGCATGGCCGAGAAGGCCGAGAACATGAAGAACATGGCGCTGACTGCCCAGTTGCTGGAGCAGGCAGCCAAAGAAGTGGGCGACGTTTACGTGAATCGTCGGATCGAACCTGAAAAACCTCTGGGCTCCCAAGCGGACCAGCAGCACGCCGTTGCTGAGTACACCCTGGAGCCTGATGAAAATGTCCCCGCTACCCCGTACCTATGACCCGCCGGTAAAGCTGACGCCGAAGCAGGCGAACATTTACTGCTGGGGCTTCCAGCCTCAGGCGCGCTTCCGCGATGCGGTGTGTGGTCGCCGGTTCGGCAAGACGTTCTTGGGCAAAGCTGAGATGCGCCGAGCTGCTCGGCTGGCAGCTGAGTGGGGCGTGAGCGTCGAGGACGAGATCTGGTACGGCGCGCCGACCTTCAAGCAGGCCAAGCGCGTGTTCTGGCGTCGGCTGAAGCAGGCAATCCCTGAAGCGTGGCGTGCACACCGTCCGAACGAAACGGAATGCTCGATCACGCTCAAGTCTGGCCACGTCATGCGCGTGGTAGGGCTCGACAACTACGACAACTTGCGCGGCTCCGGCCTGTTCTTCGTCCTGGTGGATGAATGGGCAGACTGCCCATGGGAAGCATGGGAAGAAGTCCTCCGGCCGATGCTCTCGACGTGCCAATACTCGATACCCGGCATTGGCATGCGAAAGGGGGGGCACGCGCTACGCATCGGCACGCCCAAGGGATTCAATCACTGCTACGACACGTTTCAAGACGGCCGGCCGGGGCATGAGCCTGATCACAAGAGCTGGCTCTACACCTCGCTCGATGGCGGCAACGTTCCGGCTGAAGAGCTGGATGCGGCGCGCCGCAAGATGGACCCTCGCACCTTTCGGCAGGAGTACGAGGCCAGCTTTGAGAATTACGCAGGTGTTGTCTACTACACGTTCAATCGTGAGGCGAACCGCACCAGCGAAACCATCAAGCGCGGCGAGGCCTTGCACATCGGCATGGACTTCAACGTCATGAAGATGGCGGCAGTCGTGCACGTCATTCGCGATGACCTGCCACTGGCGCTCAGCGAGTTTTCAGATGTGCGGGACACGCCTGAGATGATCGAGAAGATCAAGCTCCGCTTTCCTGACCACAGCATTGCGATCTACCCGGACGCCAGCGGCCAGAACACAAGCAGCAAGAGCGCAAGCGAATCTGATCTGTCACTGCTGAAAAAGGCGGGATTTACCGTAGTGGTGGATTCGACCAACCCCGCTGTGAAGGATCGGGTCAACGCCATGTGCGCGATGTTCGCCAATACCTACGGCGAGCATCGATATCTGGTCAACGTCGACCAGTGTCCGAAATACACGCAGTGCCTGGAGCGCCAGATTTACACGGACAAGGGCGAGCCCGATAAGAAGGCCGGCTACGACCACCTGGTGGATGCCCCTGGCTACTTCATTGCCAAGCGGTACCCGATCAAAACACGCACAGGCGGAACACGCCGAATTGGAGGCTTGGCCTGATGCCAGTGCAATCGACAAACCCTGACTACGACGCGCACATCGCCGAGTGGGAAATGATGGACGATGCCCTCGAGGGTGAGTGCGCCGTCAAGCGTAACGAGCGCAACCTGCCCAAGCCGAGTGGCATGGTCGAAGCTGAGAAGCTCGACAGTGCGGGCAACAAGTACCTCTACGAGAGCTACACGAACCGTGCTCAGTACGAGCATTGGGTGCGCGACTCGCTGCGATCGATGATGGGGCTGGTTTCCCGGCTTATTCCGGAGATTGAGCTGCCCGCCGGCCTGAAGGGGATCGAGGACAATGCCACTTCTGACGGCTTCGGCCTGAAGCAACTGTTCTTCCGGATGGTCCGCCAGGCTATTTCACACGGCCGCGTCCCTCTGGTGGTGAACATCGATGAGCGCGGCGAACCGTACTTCTCGACATACGCCACTCGCAACGCCATCAACTGGGACACCGCTGATCAAGGCGGTCGCCAAGACCTGGTCCTTTCGGTGTTCCGGGAGTTCCGCAAGAAGGGCGGCGACCGCTACAGCCATGACTGCGACACGGTGTTCCGTGAGTTCTTCATGCAAGGCGAGACCTGTTACACCGCTGTACGGAACGAAGGTGGCGAGATCGTCGAGGAGGAGAAGCCCCTAGGCACCACTGGCACCGACAACCGACTGGTCAAAGGCCTGTCATACCTGCCGGTGATCTATTGCGGCTCGACCGACAACTCGCCGGAAGTGGACGAAGTGCCGCTGCTCACAATGGCGCGCGCCGCGCTGAAGTCCTATCAATTGAGCGCTGACTACTTCACTGCGCTACACCAGACCAGCCATCCGCAACCATGGGTGTCTGGCCTTGATGATTCGGTAGAGCTGAGCGTGACCGGACCATCTGCTGCATGGGACCTCGGTCCAGCCGGCAAATGTGGCTATCTGGAGTTTCAAGGCGCTGGGATTGAGGCCGTCCGCAAGGCAATGGACGACCAGAAGAACGCCGCGCTTGAAGCGGGTGCCAAGGTCATGGACATAGGCGGCACAGAGTCGGGCGAGGCGCGCAAAACACGTCAGAACGACCAGCACGCCACGTTGCACAGCATTGTCGTCACGGTGGCAGAGGCAGTGGAGCAGGCGCTGCGCTACGCCGCTGAGTGGAAGGGCTACGACCCCAAGCAGGTCAAGTTCAAGGTGAGCCCTGAGTTTGTAACCCCTGTGGTCGATGCCCAGGTGCTTGCGGAGCTGCTCAAGGGAGTGATGGCTGGCACGATCAGCGCCGACACTTACTGGCAGTACCTCACCACCGCCAAACTGCCGGATCGCCCATACGAAGACGAAGCCGACCTGATCAGCGATGAGCGCGAGTCGGCCGGCATCAACCTGGACAAAGACGATGCCATCGACAAACCTGGCGCAGGCGGACAGCCAACTGCTGGAGCAGACAACGCGCCACTCGGTAATGCTGGAGCGGCTTAAAGCCGGCGAGGTCAAGAAGTTCGAGAAGTACCTGCGCCAGATCGACACGCTTGTGCGGGTGCAGTTGACCCGCAAGGAGCTGACCACCTACAGCCGGGACCGCCTTGAGCAGTTCCTAGCTCGTGTGGACGGTAAGCTGATGGCGATCTACAAGGCCTACGGCGACCTGGTGCAGGCCGATCTGGTCGATATCGCGCTGTACGAGTCGACTTTCGAGGCCAACAGCCTGAGCAATGCGCTTTCCATCGACGCAGTGGTGCCGAGCAATACCGTGATCCGAGCGGCGGTATTTTCCTATCCGCTGCAGGTGAAAGGCATCGACGGCGGCAAGCTGCTGAAGAGTTTCGTCAGTGGCTGGACGCGCATGGAGACGATGCGCGTGACGAACACCATCAGGCTTGGCTTCGGCCAGGGTCAAACGAACGCCCAAATCATTCAGGCGATTCGCGGCACCGCGGCGCAAAACTTCACGGACGGCATCCTCGCGGTGAGCAATCGCAACGCCGCCTCTGTGGTGCAGACGGCAATCCAGCACGTGGCCACGACGTCGCGAATGGAGACGCTGAAAGCCAACAGCGACGTGGTGCTGGGCTATCGCTGGGTATCGACGCTTGACCGCAAGACCTCGCAGCAGTGCAAGGGCTTGGATGGCATGCGCTTCGACCTGGGCAAAGGGCCGCTGCCGCCGGCGCACATTAACTGCCGGTCAACCACCGTGCCGACAACCCGGATTTCCGAGATGTTCGCCAAGGACGCCACGCGTGCTTCGGTGGGCGACAATGGCGGGGCGCAGGTCGATGCCAGCCTGAACTATTACGAGTGGCTGGCAACGCAGCCGGCGAGTTTCCAAGATCATGCGCTCGGCCCGGTGCGGGCCAAGTTGTTCCGTGATGGAGGTTTGACTCCGGAGAAGTTCGCCAAGCTTCAGCTCGACAAGTCGTTCAAGCCGCTGACGCTGGCGCAACTGAAAGCAGCTGAGCCGGACATGTTCATCCGTGCAGGCGTTACACTCGGCGCTTCACCGGGTTGAGAAAGCCGATGCATATCATTGTTGAAGACGGAAAGGGCAGACCGGACGCAAATAGCTTCGTGCCGCTGGAGAAGCTGACCTTCTACCGCGACTACTACGGGTTCCGGATACCTGAAGCAGAGGTCGAGCAGGTCGAACTGCTGCTGCGCGCCGCGGCCGACATCAACGGTCGACAATGGAAGGGTCGAAAGGCCAATCCTGATCAGGCAATGGCCTGGCCACGGCGTGACTGCAAGATTGAATACCAGACACTGTCCGAGACATTTGTGCCCTTTGAGCTTGAATGGGGTCAGGTGCGGTTGGCAGTTGAACTGTACGCCGGCGAGCAGGGCTTTCGGATCGAAGAGCCGACGCATTGCACAGAGCCAAACGGGCGACGAACGCGGCTCAATCGCGATACACCGGGTCTTCGCATGCGACCGCCGCCGTATGCTCCAAGCAGGACGCAGTTCGCTGACTACCTAACCATGCGCGGGCTGATGGTCGTTTAACTAACTGCTCATTGAGATTGGCGACTCCATACTGATATAACGCTCCTCTTTTTTAGGAGCGGCAAATGAATTGGATGCTTGTGCTGATTTTGGTGATTGCGTGTTCTGTCTGCGCAATGCTCGGCCTAGCCGCAGGAGTCAATCTTAATCCCGCCTCCACTGTGAAATTTGTGTGGGACTGGAACGCAGCAGGGAGTTGGGTCTCTGGGGTCGGGGCGCTGGCAGCCGTTCTTGTAACTCTCTGGCAGATTCGGCGACAGCAGGAGCGAGAAAAGCCCAAGCTGTTTGTTCAACAGGACTGTGATCTCGGTGAAAGATCTTTTTCATTGACCCTGGTATCAACCGGCCTGGTACCGGCTACCGTTTTAGGCGCGCATCTCTCCTATGACGGAGGACGTGTACTGCTGGACCTCTCCCTCCATCTTGCTGAAAACACTACTTTTCCTCAACGCCTTGATCGTGGCGAGGTAATGACTCTTCTTACTTTGAAGAATGTAAGTTTTTACATGTTGGGTAGAAAGATTGTCGGGCCACTAGCGAGTGCTCTCCGTTCTCGAGGCGAAAAAGCTGCCGTGCATGGTGAGGGCATAAACGAGCGGTACTTTGATGAACTGAATTTAATTTCATCACGCGGTGCCACTTTGGTTGTCAAAACGGCTTACGGCGTCGATGAGTTCGATTTTTCGAAGAAGGCGTTTTCTGCGCTAACCAAATATGCGATCGACGATGAGCGTCTCCAAGCATCAAACCAGCTTGATCATTGGGTTAGGGAGGATCGTAAGCTCGCCAAAGAACTGGCGGCAGCTCACCCCGACTGGAACAAGTGAAACCGATAAGAGTAACCCCTTAGGGGTTGAGTGCAATCACCATAGAACCTCGGCCATGCCGGGGTTTTTTTATGCCTGCAAAGCGGGCCGACGAAACCCAAGGGGTGCACCAAGTGGCAGACGAAAACCAGATTGATCTTGAAGACCCGGCAGTTCAGACCGCCATTGCTGCAGCTGTTGAGGCTGCGACCCAGGGCCTCAAGAACAAAAACACCGAGCTGCTTGGCTCGCTCCGGACTACCAAAACCGAACTTGACGGCTTCAAGTCGCAGTTCGAGGGTTTGGACATCTCCGCGGTGAAAGGGCTGCTGACCAAAGTTGGCCAGGACGAAGAGACCAAGCTTATTGCCGAAGGTAAGCTGGACGAAGTCATTTCGCGCCGTACCGAGCGCCTGCGCACCGACTACGACACCAAGCTGGCCGCCGAGAAAGCGCGTGCCGACAAGGCCGAGCAATTCGCTGCCAAGTACAGCGACAAGGTGCTGGCCGATTCCATCCGCGCTGCTGCCATTAAAGCCGGCGCGCTCCCTGAGGCTGCCGAGGACATCATCCTGCGCGCCAGGGGCACTTTCAAACTCAGTGAAGACGGCGAGGCGATTGCCACCGACCGTGACGGCGAGGTCGTTTACGGGAAGGACGGGAAAACCCCGCTGTCGCCGCTCGAATGGGCGGAGTCGCTGCGTGAAACAGCAACACACCTGTGGCCAAGGGCTCAGGGTGCCGGTCCGACCGGCGATCAAGGTGGCAAGGCCACGAAAAAATGGGGCGAGTACACGGAAACCGAGCGCGCTGCGATCGCCCGTGACAACCCCGAGCTGTTCAAGAAAATCCAGGCCACCAAAGGAACCTAATTTATGGCAACTACCCAACTGACCGACATCTTCGTCGGTGACTACTACGCCTCGCTGGAACCGGTTAATAGTCCGGAAAAAACCGCTGTTTACGAGTCGGGCATCGTGACGCGCTCGCCCGTTCTGGACGCGATCGCCTCCGGCAGCCAAGGCACCGCCGAGATCAGCTACTGGCAGGATCTCAATGCTGATGAAGCCCCGAACATCAGCAACGATGACCCGAACGACCAGGGCGAAGTCGGCAAAGTCACTCAGGACAGCATGCGTGCTCGCGTCCTGTACCTTAACAAAGGTTATGGCGTAGCCGACCTGACCGCCGAACTGGCGAACAGCGAGCCCCAGCAGCAGATCCGCAACCGCTTCGGCACCTACTGGACTCGCCAATGGCAGCGTTACGCTCTCGGTGCAGCGCGCGGCATCATCGCCTCGAACATTGCCAACAACGGCGGTGACATGGTGATCGACGCAGGCGCGGCCATCAGCGCGAACGCGTTTCAGGATGCCGCGTTCACCGCTGGCGATGCGGCCGATCAGTTCGGCGCCATCGGCGTGCACTCGGTGGTGATGAACCAAATGGTCAAGCAGGACCTCATCGAGTACCTGCGCGACTCCGACGGCAAGATCATCCTGGCCACCTACCTGGGCAAGCCGGTCTTCATGGACGATGGCCTGGTGTACGGCGCTGGCAAGTACCTGTCGGTGTTCTTCGGCCAAGGCGCATTCGGCTACGGCGAAGGCACGCCGAAGGTGCCGGTGGAGATCGAACGCAAGCCGGGCGGCGGTAATGGCGGCGGTGCTGAGGTGCTGTGGGAGCGGAAGACGTACATCCTCCAGCCTGCCGGCTTCAGTTGGAAAGGCTCCGAGGCTCAGAACCTCAGCCCGACCGCGACCCAGTATGCCGCTGCTGCGAACTGGGAACGCGTGTTCAGCCGCAAGCAGGTCCCATTCGCCGCCGTCATCAGCGGTACCACCACGCCGTAATCCGGCCTTCACTTACCCTGGCGTCCGCGAGGGCGCCGGGCTGCATTGAGGTGACTCATGAAAGTTATCTATACGAACAAACCGGGCAAAGAGCGCGGCGTGTGCTACCGCCTGCTGAGCGAATTCTTCGGCGTCATTGGCACTGCCACTGAGGTGGTCATCGAGGGTGATGCGCCTGAAATTTACGATGCATACGAAGCGGCGGGCATCAAAGTTTCGGACGGCAAGGAGCCCGAAAATGTTGAAACCGACCCTCTGAAAATGAAGGTTCCCGAGCTGAAAGACTGGCTGACGGCGAAGGGCATCGCCTTCGACCCAGCCGCCAAGAAAGAAGACCTGCAGGCCCTGGTGCCAGCGGAATAAGGACAAGCACATGACCGACTTCATCACCGTTGCCGATGTTGACGCTTCGCTGGGTCCTGGCTGGGCCGGCGCCGGTGATCCGGTCCTTGCTGTGACCATGGCCAACGCCTGGCTCACGGCCAAGATTAAGCGGGTTGTTCCAGATCCGGTTCCTACCGAGATCAAGACAGCCGGCGCTCAGATCGCCAAAGAGGCGGCGGCGGGCAAGTTGTACACGGCCACGCAGAAGGAAGTGCAGAGCAAAACGGTTTCGGCTCAGTCCGGCACGTCCGTGAGCAAGACCTACGTGGCCGGATCTACTGATCAGTCGGCGGGTGTGAACTTCGCGTTGGCGTTACTGGAGCCTTGGATCAAGCGCTCCGGCGTGATGATGCTGAAAAGGATCTGATCATGGGCATGCGTGAAGAGATTCAGGCTGAAATGGCTGAGGCGTTCGATGATCCCGACGGCTTGGCCGACGCGGTCCAGCCGGTGTCGGGTATGCGCAAGGTTTCGGGAGAGTATGACCCCGACCTGGGCGGCGAGACGCCGGAAACAACCGTCACGTACATGGGGCGCGGTATTTTGGGCAGCTACCTGTCCAAGGAAATCGACGGCTCACTGATCCAAACCACCGACAAAAAGCTACTGGTGCTGCAAAACGAGCTGTTCGTGTCAGAGGCCGGTGTGCCGACAACGGTGCCGGCTACACCGGCCATCGGCGATATCGTCAATGGGTTGCGGGTGATGAACGTGTCTGCGGACCCTGCTGATGCAACGTGGACGGTGCAACTGAGGAAATGACATGGCCGCTCAATCCGGCAGCTTCGCCCTGAGCTTGGCCGAGTTCGCCGCTCAGACCAGCGAAGCCATCGACGCCAGTGTGCGCGAGATAATCATCGAGGTCGGTAGCAGCCTGATCCGCATGTCTCCCGTGGGCAACCCGGAGATCTGGGCGCAGAACGCAGTTGCCTCCGAGTACAACAAGGCTGTCGACGAACACAACACTGCGCTGCGCAGCGACCTAGCGAACCTGACCAAGGGTGGCAGGCTCAAGAAAGGTCGCAAGCTCAACGACGGCATGGACGTCAAGGCGCCAGAAGGATACGTCGGCGGCCGGTTCCGTGCGAACTGGCACATCTC